TACCTGTTACGCTTAACCCTCCACCACTGCTGATGTTTCCAGCTGAGAGATTGCCAGTCACTGTGAGACTGCCCAGTGTCCCCACAGATGTGATATTGGGTTGTGCTGCTGTGGTAAGGTTGCCGCTCAGATTGCCGGCACTCACTGTGCCAGTCACTGTGAGAGTATCTGTTCCGTTCCAGGTTAAATTTGCACCAGTGTCGGTGATTGTTGAACCTGTGGTTGCATAATAACCCAACCGATTTGCTGTTCCGCCGCTTACAACGCCAGCAGCCACCCAGCTGAGATTGCCTGCGCCGTCGGTTTTTAACACATAATCTGGGCTGCCTCCAGAAATTTTAATATTTGCTACATTACCCAAATTGGAGTTGTTGGTAACCAACAGGTTACTGGTGTCTAGATTGCCGTTGCTGACCACGTTGCCGCCAGTGATGTTACCAGTGGCTGTGATCAAACCAGCAGTTCCCAGGTTGCCCACATTGGCGTTAGCAGTTACGCTCAGCGTTCCGGTGAACACTGCATTGTTGGCGCCAACATTGCCCAGATTAGCGTTCCCAGTTACACTCAGTATTCCACTCACACTGTTGATGTTGCCCGCAGTGATATTGCTGGTCACAAACAAATTAGCTTGACCAGTGATATTGCCCGCCACAGTGAATGCATCATCATAGGTCAGAGCACCAACGCCAGCACGTCCCAGTTTATAATTGTTGGCATTACCGAACACAACATAAGCATTGGCTGCATCCTGACCACCTCTCAAACTCATGGTGTTGGTAATGTTAATGTCGCCAATCCAGATGTCATCTCCCACACGGTAATTGGTACCATTTCCGTTATTGTTGGTTATCACTAAATCCGCAGTGGCGTTGCCAGTGACGTTCAGGACACCACTCACACCGTTGATATTGCCAGCAGTGATGTTGCTGGTGATTGCTAGATTACTCTGTCCAATGACGTTTCCACTCACTGTGAGGCCAGTAAGAGTTCCCACCACAGTGATATTGGGTTGTGACGGTGTTTCCAAGTTACCTACAATGCTGCCAAAAACACCTCTGGTGGCACCAACGTTTCCCACGTTGGCGTTGCCACTGGCGCTGATCGTGGTCACACCACTCAGTGAACCAGCCAGTACCGCTGCTGTGGCTCCAATGTTGCCCACGTTGGCGTTACCGCTCACGTTCAAAATACCACTGACTCCGTTGATATTTCCAAAAGTGGCATTGGCTGTTATTACTGCATTACCAGCGCCAATGTTGCCCACATTGGCATTGCCAGTTACACTCAGAATGCCACTCACACCGTTGATATTGCCAGCAGTGATGTTGCTGGTTATTGATAGATTGGATTGCCCAATAATGTCGCTGGTAAACACCCCCACCGCTGCGCCAATGTTGCCCACATTGGCATTACCGCTTACAGAAAGTATACCACTGACGCTGTTAATGTTGCCGAATGTGCCATTGGCTGTGATGACTGAATTTGTGGCTCCAATATTGCCCACATTGACGTTGCCACTAGCATTGATTGTGGTCACGCCACTGAGTGGGCCAGCCAGTACCGCTGCATTTGCTCCAATGTTTCCCACATTGGCGTTGCCACTAGCATTGATTGTGGTCACGCCACTGAGTGGGCCAGCCAGTACCGCTGCATTTGCTCCAATGTTTCCCACATTGGCGTTGCCAGTCACGCTCAACGTTCCTGTAAAAACCCCTGCGCCGGCGCCCAAATTACCCACATTGGCGTTGCCAGTGACGCTTAGTATGCCACTCACTGAGTTAATGTTGCCAGCACTGATGTTTGAACTAGCTGTGACGTTGCCAGCACTCAAAATACCAGCGGTAATCAAATTGCCACCAGTGATATTGGCTGTGGCTGTGATCAATCCGGTTGTTCCCAGGTTGCCCACATTGGCATTGCCAGTTACACTTAGTATGCCGCTCACTGAGTTGATGTTGCCAAAAGTGGCATTGCTGGTTACTGTGGCATTAGAGAACGTGCCCAGAGTGGCTGAAATGTTTCCAGTTATATTGACTAAACCAGTGGCGTCAATATTTCCTGCTACCAAGTTTCCAAACAAAACAATATTGCTGTCATTGGTTAGCAATGGCTGCCAACTGGCTCCATTGCTAAAATACATCAGATCTTCAGCCACGCTGTATGCAGTGACACCAATGTTTTGTGTAGCATTTGGAAAACTCACCACATTAGCATAGTTGGTGATTCCGGCAGTGTATAAATCTGTGAAGTTTTCGTTTATGATTCTGAAAGCGTCGCGAAGGCGAACACCAGTACCATCATTTGCTACGTTACCAATATTGATCAGTTGCTGACTCATTTGTTATACCCTTACTGGGTATTTAGCAACAAATGTTTAAACTTCCAATGGTTTAACCTCGATGTGATCAAATTCCAACTCAAAATCTGGAGTCACCGTTGGTAGTGGATTCAGATGTTGGGTACTGTTCACAGTGACATGAGGAGTATATTCAGGCCAATCATGGCTAGCACCGTGCTTTTCTAACAGTTTAAAAATTTTATGTGCATCTGGACAATTAATCAAAACTGTACAGGCATGATCGCCAAGATTTTTCCATTCTGATATTTTTGCTTTAATACTCACAGATTTTTGAATAGCCACTGCCTGTGGCAGAGGTGTTCTGCTGTAACAAAGTGTGCAGTGGAATTCTTCAGCCGGGTCATGTGGTATGCCTTGTTGATCACACCAGTCAGCTAGCTGCTGTGCTGTTTGTGTGGTCAGTTTCAGTGACGCATAAGTGCCATTTTGGTGTTGGTGAACTGAAATTTCTGATACAGTCATACCAACCTCTGATTCACAACATCCCAGTTGATGATTTTCCAGATATTCTTAATGTAACGAGCTTTGTCTGGCTTGTTTTCTCCAACGGTCCAGCTGTGTTCCCAAAGATCCACCGCCAACACAATAGATTTGTTGTAGTTCTGATTGGCCAGCGTGCGAATATCACCAGCTCTGCTGAGATAACACCAACCAGATCCTTGCAGTGCCATTGCTGCTTCAATGAACTTTTCTTTAAAGTTTTCGTAGTCACCAAACTCTTTATTAATTTTGTCCAAGATCAATCCGGTGGGTTTGTTGGCACCACCAGGTGGTCGAAGCTGTGGCCAAAAAAGATTGTGCAACATGGCTCCACCATAGTTAAAATCAGGGTCGCCCTCGCCCGCATTATAACGGTCCACGTATCCTCGACTCAGCTTGCCATAATGATATTCCACCGTGGCCTGACTCATCACGGGCTCAAGCTCATCAGTGCGATAAGGCAAAGAGACCAGACTGAGTTTGTCTGGTCTCTTCTCTGCTTCGAATAGTTTAATGTACTCTTTCATATAGAGTATTTATGTTCACTTGACTCTATAAACAATTCTCGCTTTGGTGAGATCATAAGGACTGATTTCCAGATCCACAGTATCTCCCAGGATAATCCTGATTTTGGCTTTGCGCATTTTTCCGCTCATGTACGCCAATACACTGTGTTCTTCAGTAATCTGTACCCGGAAGGTTGTAGAGGGTAGAACATCCACCACTACGCCGGTCATTCTAATACAATCGTCTTTTGACATCTGAATTTATTTATCCGTTACCTCAATAAGTCTTTCCCAGCGAAATGATCGCCATTGATTAAGTTCCAGATCCCAAACCACTTGCAATTCATTATTGGGTGGTCCAGCATGACTGGTTGGGTCCTGAGAAGGAATCAGCTCGGAGCAACAAGTGCCAGTTAAACTCACTGTGCGTTTATTGCTGAGTTGAAACTTTAAAACCAGAACTGATTTTGTCAAACGCTCTCGAATCTGATTCTTTTGATCTTGTTTTGTGAAATCTATCATGCGTTGTTTTCTAATGACAGTGTTATAGCTGATAGGTATTTTTCTCGAGTATCTTTAATCCAAGTAGAATCATACACGGATTCCACATGTTTGATTAGTATTTCCATGAAACGTTCAGCAGTATCATGATAACTGGGAAACCACAGTGAATTGACTCCAGTTTCCTTGAGCTGACTAAAAAGCTCCAGTTGTTCAGGGGTATAATTACGAGTCAAGGGCTGCCCTGCTTCTGCTAACAGTTTAGCCAACTGTGTACTAAGATCCACAGCAGCAGCCAGCAACGCCACAGTGTCTGGTTCCACATGATATTTTCTACTCTGTCCATTTTTATTAACAGAGATCAGAGTGTGTCCCACGGGGATATTATGCGATAAATTGCCAGAAAATTCCACATCATTTATCGATACCAGTTCAAAGGTACCATCATCCAGTTTGCGATAGAGATTATTCTTCATGGATTAATTTTGCCAACATTATTAACTGTTCATGAGATTTCTTGAGATTTTCAATTGCATTGTACCAGCCAATCACAGCATCTTTGATAGTGGGATTCTCCAGGTCCAGTTCTGATGGAAGTGCCAGAAATTTTTGATTTTCCAGGAGTTGTTTGATGCTGCCTAAACCCTTTATTTTGATGTCAGCTACTTCGATAACTCCTTGTTCACCCATGCCCCAAGGATCATTAAACCAAACATTGTTGGTATACGGGTTACAAGAACTAGTGGTTGCGCATGTGGATGTGGTTGTGGTTGTGGATGTGGTTGTGGGAACGTGTATTCCCGTAGGGAGGGAGGTCGTGTAAGCCCAGCCTCCGCCGTTAGTATCGGTTATAAAATCTTCTAATTTAGGTATTAGATATGTGCTCATGTTGCTATTTATTTGTAGGCCTTGAGCAGCAGGAATTCTTCAGTGATGCGTCCGTTGAGTTTGCTTTCCACTGCTTTGATGTCTTCAAACCACTTCTTGCTGGCTGGTTTACCTGCTGCCATGAGCTCTTTAAGTTGAGCATCGGGCTTGCGCAGTGTCTTGCAGATGCTGCGAGTTTCGCTGTAGCCTAAAATCTTGCTGCCCTTGATGTACAAGGATCCCTGAGAATCGTCCGCCAAGTAGATACCCAGCTTGCGCTTCTTCACGTTGTAAACCCAAAGTTCAGTGGCTTTGAGTATCTGCGTGGGGTCGATGCTCTGAATCTTGAGCTCCACATCTTTGTCCAAATACTTGAGCTTGCTCACCATTTTCTGCGGAGTTTGTCCTCTGCGAGTCTTGGGCTTGCGAGCAGCAGCCTTCATAGTACCGTAGCTAAAAAGCTGTTCCAGAGCTTTGGTGCACCAATCCACCATGCGAGTGATCTGGCGCTTTCCGTATTGGCTGTATCCTTCAACTAGTTGAGGGTCGGCGCCTTTTTGTACTTCACGAAACTCAAGCAACTGCTTTTCCAGATCCGCAGTAAGATCTCGAACTCGAGCTTGTGGAATGTTGTACCGAATCAGGATGGGAAGCAGATTGGGTTCTGATTGACAGCCGCCAACAACAAAATCATCAAAATGACCCTGAATTTCACCACCACATTCGTATATCTTTTCCTGAAGATGATCCTGAATTGTACGTTTCTTCACTGGAGCGACTGCGACAGATTTGGCTTGTTCAGCCATTTCAGCACGTTTTGCAATCACCATTTCGGTCAGTGCTGCCTGAATCTTGCGTAGATCCCGAATACGCAACACATACCCCATCTGAGCTGAACGACACAACCAACCCATAGTGGGTGACATATTTCCGTGCTTGCGCACAATCTGTGCCAGATCAGCACGTTTAGGGCTTTGGCTCAACCATTCAGCCACAAATTCGTTGGCACGCTTGGCGTCCTGAGTGATGTTGTACCAGCGAAATGCCGCACCCAAAGCGCAATTGCGCTGATTGGGAGTCCAAATATATTGATCTTCAGCAGTAGGCCACGTGGGCTCCGTAGAACCCACTATGCTAGCGTCAACGCCACGATAAACAAGACCGCGATTTTTTGCAGGCTGTGCTTTACTCATATCACTAGTTTAGCAATCATTTTGCTGGTTGTCAATATTTTTTAACTGTTTTGAAATCAACGGTTTAGCTGTATTTGAACGTCATTCGGCCTTTTTGTCCTGAGAACCAGTAGGATTTTTCAGAACTGATTTCCAGTTTACCAGTAAACTCCATGGGGAAAATCACTTCCCATTTGTCCAGAGTCAGCTTGCCTGTTGTTTTGTTGGCGTCTGGTCGAAATTTCGTATACATGTGCAGCTGAATCAGCGAAGAGCTGTTGAGCACGTCCAATGCTGCTCTGCTGAAATCCGGACCCTGATTGATTTTTTCAACCACAGCTTTGGCGACCATGGCCAGTGCATGAAACCCAATAGTGTAACCCACAGTTTGATTCTGATAAAACTCACTGTTCTGTATATCGGAAGCCAATTTCATGGGTCCCGAATCCAGTTGTGCTTTCAGCGGGTCAACAGAACTATCAAATTTTCTACTGGCTTTGAGTTTTCTTTTCAGTTGGTCTCGCTCAAATCTGTTTTTCTCAAAGGAATCCCTGATGGCTTGCGCCTGATCTTGGGTAATCAAACCCATGGTTATGCCCAACGTCAGAGGGGATTCACGTGTTTTTTCTTTCACCAATATATCAATCAATTTTTCCAGTTTCTTCACATGAGCTTTCTTTAGTAAATCACTGTTCTGATCCCGTAAAGTTTCTATCCCATCATAGATGTTGGATACGCTGGCTGTTGCACCTTTGTTGCCTTTGCTGCTGATTCCAATACGAACTCCGTCTGGGGTCACCAAATAACTGTCAACCAGGCCTGCATTCATAATGTTGGGAAATTCTATACTACAACTGTTCCAGGATTTACCCTTTAACAACGCTCGTTTAGCAGCATCAGTCTGTGGTATTTTGTTCATCCACAACATAATGGGACCGATGATCTCGCCCAGATCGTCACGAATTGCTGCTGTTTTGGATGCAGGTATAGAAAATTCAAATTTGCCTGTGTTCACCAACGTTTCCAGGTCCTGATAAATCTGTTTGCCCTGATCAGCATTTTGTAAATTGGTTTTAAGTGCATTCAAAATCGCCCTGGGATTGGCAAATTTTGTCTGCGTGGGCAGCAGATTAGTGGGTTTGAATCCGCTGAGATTTTTGAGAGTTCTTCCACCCTGAAAAATAAAACCACCCAGTTCGTTATTGTCCCACTGCCCCAAAGAGTCTGGATCAATTTTGGTAATCCATTTAACAAATGCAATTTTTTTATCACTGTCAACGACATTGAAGACTGCAATAGCAAACGCTCGGTACATGTTCTTGTACTCGTTGATTTGAGTTATATCAGATACATTTTGATCTTTCAGATTATCCAGTGTCTTTTTGTACTGGTCCAGTAGCTCAGCAGTCTCAGCTTGGCCATATTTGGGAAATCTTATGATTTCTTCTAGTCTGATTTCCACACCATCTTCATTGCGCCATAGATCATCACGCTTCCTGAACAAAATACCGCGTGATGCTTCCCTTAACAGTTCTTCAATAAGCATACAACTATTTATGAAAATTTCTGTACCAGCTGACCTGTCTGGCCAGTTGAACGCCTCGCTTGCGAGTTTCAGCATTGTCACTTTGTTTCATACGATTAGCACGACTCTTTAGTCGCTTGAGGTCACTGGCTGTGATTTTCTCATCTTTGCCTTTGCCAGCTTTACGCTTTAAACTGCCAGGTCTGCTGCCGGGTTTGGCACGCTGAGTGAAATCCTCGATCACATCTATAGTGAATTCCGTTACCTGTTTGTGTTCAATATCAGTTGATTTCAAGTACTGTTGTAGGTTTTTAACACCAGTTTTGAATGCCCATCTAAGTCGGTGATCCTCGTAGGGATCACCACCGCTTACGTGAGCGGCGCCAGTGTCGGGATCAATAAACAAAGGAACTACATATTCACCCATTTCTGGCAATTTTCTAGTCCAAATAGCCACCGCCCCGGGCCAGTGTGTATCGTCACTGACTATAACCACATCCAACTCCTTGGACAACATTTGATAAATGTTAGCAGTTAAATTTTTACCACGGTAAGACGGATGGGTCCAGATTGTAGACGCCACCAGTGCTTTTTTATGATTCAGCATTTGTTCTGAAAAGCTAATACTCACTACGAACTCGTCTTCATCATCCAAAACCACAGCACGACGCTGTTTAGAACCAGAAAGTGTGATATAAGTTACTGTAATGTCGGGGAATCCTGGAAGATCATAATTTTGAAATCGTTCATATTTTAGCATTGATCGCAGCATTCTTTCCACACTGGGATTCATGAAGTCATCAGAATGACCACTATCAGCCATTTGTAAAATTTCATTTACTTGATCTTCATCAATAGTTTTATTGGCGAATTTCAGCATCTGCTCCTGACTGGCTTGATTTGACAGCGTGGGTTTCAGACCTGGATGCAGTGGAGTAGGCCAATCCCCATACTCGACCCAACAAAATCCCTTTGATTCCCAATTTAGTTCAGGCTCAAATTCTTCATCAATCACTGCCAAAAAGATATAGTATTTGTGACCTCTCGTGGGTTCCACAAACACACTAATGGGGATCATTTCTGCTGGACCTGAGTATCCACTTTCTTCTGCCATTTCTCTCTTGGCTGCTGTTTGTGCATCCTCACCTGGGTCAATTTGTCCACCCCAACAGCCCCAGGTATTGGGATGACTAACATATTGGCTGCGATGGTTAAGACAAAACCTTCCAGTACTCTTGGCTACAATCAGGCAACCAGCAGCTTTGCGAATCTTGTTGGTATCAAACATTTCATTCAGTATCATAACTGTTCCTCTAGATCACTAATTCTATTTTTGAAATCAAATGCTAGGACCAAATGCTTGTTTGATGAGTTATACGCTGTTTTAGGGTCACCTTTGATGTATTTTTGTTTGTAATAATCAAATAATCTGGGGTTAATGCCAATTTTTTCCAATCCCGGAGTTCCGTCAGTTCTATACCATATAGATTTTCCTTCTGGTGTCTGCCCAAGGTCACTGGTTATGATAACTCCGTAGTGTTGTGCTACTTCTTTATAAATTCTAGCTCCTAGATTCAGGTTTCCATATTCAGGAGTTACGTGAACATTTTTAACTTGCCAGGATTTTCTTTTTACTTCAAATTTGACCCAAGCCACAATATCAATCTCGCCATGTACTTCATTGGTTGCTACTAATTCTTTAATCAGACCCTGGTCAATTATGTTCAGTTGGATGCCCTCGTGGCCACTTAATGGCATAGTTTTGTGTGGGAACTTCAGCATGGATTTGAGTTTAGGCGATCTCAGAATAGAATGACGACCAACGGGATCTAACATATCAGTTTCACTCAGCTGTTTGTCGTTTGAATGAAAATATTCAGGATGTGTTTTGCCAAAGTCACGCATCAGAATTCCAGCAGCAGCATTGGCTTGGTTTTCATGTTCACTGCCAGTTTCACCGCTGTGATCTTCCAGTTCATTATTTAATCTTTGTACATAATGAACTAATTCATGAGCCAGTGTTCTCATGATGTCCATGGGATGTCTTTTATCTAGCACTAACACAATATGATCAGTGTGTGGGTCAAAGTATCCAAAAGCAGTAGGGTGGCTGGTAGCAAAATTCTTTTGAAATTTAATTTTGGGCAATTGCTGTAACTCCAGTTTTTGTACTGCAAACTTTAGAAAATCCGTCAGTACCTGCCCACTCTGTACAGATTCCGAAACTATGTCAGAACTCTTTTTTTTAGGCTTGGATGTTTTAGTTATCATAACAGCAGTTTTTGTGAGGTTAGGTACCTTTTTAGCATCAAACCCTGGTCCCAATATACTAACCACGTACTCAATGAGTTCATTGCCGTCAAAACCCTTTTGGTAAATTCTGCCACCAGGTCTCAAAATCCAAACTGATCCGGGCTCATCTCCGGGTTCGAAATTTTTAGTTCGATCGATATCGTCTCGATATCCTCTAACACCAATAACAGCCATACCTCCAGTTTTGAGCAGTTTGCCAATGTGCTTTACTACTCTGTCTCGAATGTTCGGTGGCAACACGTTCAACACATTCAAACACACCACAGCGTCGTATTGTTCGGTAATCTCTGATGACTTTGTGAAAGTGGGCTTTGATTTGGCTCGTTTGGGTTCAGGCTCATAGGAATCAACTTGAGCAATATCTGTTAACACCGATCTCATGGCATTTGTGCCGGATCCCAGACCTGCACCATAATCCAGAACTCTGGCTCCTGGTTGGATAAGAGGCAACAATAGCGAAGCTGCTTTAGCGTAACTGGTTTTCGTGGCTTCTACTTGCGTGGTTTCTGACCCAGGTTGATGCTCAATATCCTCATCATCTTCTTTTTTGGATTTTAACTTTTCCACATTCAGTAAAGATGGATCGTCCTTTTTGTTTGAACCTTCGCTAATGTTTACGCTTAAAAAATCCCGGAGTTTCATGTGATTATTTATCCATTTGTGTTTTTAAAAATCTCTATATACTTGTACTTCCGAAGGCATTGGACCATTCAGTGTTGATGCCCAAGCTCGGATCTTGTTGTCTCTGTCTGCATCTGTGCTATTGAAGCGATGCAGTATCCGGCCATTCGAATCCACTACTTTCCAGGAGTACTCTCCAGGTTTGGGTGCTTCGGGTTTTGTTTCAGGTGCAGTCTGAGGTTTAGATCTGAGTTGGGTTAGTTCTCTCTGTTGAATGATACCAGTCATTGCAGCTCTAAACTCTTCTTTGTTAATTTCACCTGCTAGCACTTGTGCAAACAGACTGCGAGTGGAGTCGTTGCCAGGCTTGATTATCTTGTAGAATTTTTTGAGGTATTCTTTTCTGTAAGCGTCTGGGTCCATGGCTGCGCTCAACGCCACAGTGTAACGATTTACCACAGCTAACAATTCCTCTATTGGCTTATCTAACCAATTATCACCAGGACTGCGGAATTCTACCCTGTTATCATGTATGTTAATGCTGTCTATGTGGCGAGTCTTGCCTGTGTGTATATATTTAGATGTAATCTGAGTAAAATGCTTGCGCATTTGATTGAAAATTTGATCTGTATATGCAGAATCAAAAGCGGTAGACGAAGTTAAGTTAGCTGCTTTATTTTTAATTTCACGAGTCATGTTTCTGGAATAACTGTTAAATTCTCTTTCAAACTGTTTCAGCACATACTCATCGCCGCTCAGTATAACCAGTTTAACATAATCAATTTTTGCCCGATCAAACGCAGGAAAACTCATGTTGATATGCAATCCGGTTTCAGAATCAGTATAACAGTTACGTTGCCCCCAGTTATAAATCTTAGCGAATTCTCTCACAGCTTGTTCATATGGCAGAGGTGGTCCAATAATTTCCACTCCATGATCAGAGTTATTTGAGCTCAATGAGGAGTCCGGTTCCACGATGTAATAGTCACCGCCCCTGGCCACACCATGATAATCTTCACTCCAAGTAGCATTACGACCAGTTACATTTTTTATTGTTTTTGATACTTCTCCAAATACAGATGCTTTCTTGATGCGTGGCCATTCAATTTCGCCCGAGTATCTATTATAGATATCACTGGCCATTGTTAAATCTTCGCTTGATAAAAAGTCTTCAAATGTATAATGATCGTCAAAATCTTGGAGATATTGTTCGTGAGCCATGTTATATTCATGGGTTTCATTTGATATTGCTTGCTCAACATGGTCTTCCAAATAGTCTAAGTCATACCCTTCGGTGTCTTTGATATCTGTGTTGTCAACTATCCATTCTCGAACATAATCAGTTTTTGCTGATTCCCAATCACGGTTAATTTGAACTGTTTTCCAATATTCAAAATCTTGATCTATGCTTCTCATGAAACGTCTAACTGCACGACTGGAATTTGGACCATCTAAAAAAAAGTCTTCAACATCGTCGTATGTTTTCATTTTTTCATCATAATCAAAATCTGGTTCTTCATCCAGATCATATATGTTACCGTCCACAAACATTTCCATTTCAAAACCCAGTGTGGGTCTCAATTTGGCTGCCTGTGTGCTGAGACTGCCCGGGGCCATTTTGATTTCAGTCACATTTTGTTCTATTAGATCACGAAGTTTCATAAATTACAGCCCTTGTTCTCTCATGTAATCATGATTTTTTATAACAGGCATAGTTACTGGCTCATTGATTTCATCCAGTGGCTCTGTTTCAACTGGTTCAGGTTCAATTGGTTCAGACTTGGCGGCAGAAACATGTGGCTGCCAGCTCATGTAATCAGGTCTGGGTTCTTTGTTTTCCTGAACCTCAGCGCCAATCTTACGACGTCTGAGCAGCTGAGTCCAGGCAGCTTGATTTCTAGCAAATAGTTCAATGTGTTGTTGTGTTCTCTGGTCAGTGCGGATGTCTTTGCGATCTTGCATCACACAGGGCACAATTGCATCTGGTGGCACAGTGAATCCCATGTTGGTTGCAAAGTTCAATAGTAGCCCAGTGATTTGTTGAAAGCCGTCATCACTGCCGCTTATGATTGCACCAAATGTTTTGCCATACAGGGGATTGATAGCAGTCTTGATGGCAAAATCGTCATAGTAGCACATGCGTTCCATCAGGGCCTGGATCAGGCTGCTGTGTATTCCCCACCAGATGGGAGTGGAGAAAATCACACAATCAGCTCCCAGTACCTTGGCTAGTGCTTGAGTCATACCATCAGCGTTGCCGCTTTCAGTAACATTGCTTACACCAGGTTCGTACTGGATTTTTCTCAGATTGAACAATTCAACTTCTTTGAAACCCCGTTCCAGTAGCTGCTTTTCCACTAATTTTGCAATATAAGCACTATTGCTGTCTGATTGTTTTTGCTTCAGTGATCCCAAAAATATAATGGCTTTCATGCCGGTATTTATACAACAATGCTGATCAGCGGTGCCACAACAGGAAGCTGGTAATTACATCTGGTCTGAATGCTGCACGATCGCCGTCGCCCTGAGTCACAATCACATGCCATCTGGGTTGATCACTCTGTGGTGTATCCAGCATCTGATCATAAGTGATGATGTCCTGCACAGGCACATGGTAGGTCTTGGCCAACTGTTGACGGAACGTGTTCAGGCTCTTGGCGTCCTTGAACTGAATGCGACCCTTGGCATCTTTAATAAGTGCATTGCCTTCGTGCTGGATCAGATCCCAGAACATGCTCTGTGGCACAGTGATGGCCTGCTTGACAGTTTTACCAGCGTCTTTTGCTCGTTGAATCTGAATAACATCGCTGCGTTTGGCACCAGTGCTGAAGTTGATCAGGAAGTTACTGGGAAGATTTCCAACAGCGATATCAGCCACTTTGGTATAGGCATAAAACTGCACATCGGGGTTTGCTTTGGCCAGATCCAAAGCCATCTCCAGGTACTCTTTGCTGAAGAAGTCACCAGCGTCATGCCAACGAACCACCAGCTCTATGTCTTTCTTCTTGAGCTTTTTCTTGATTTTGTTAATTTCAGTGCTGATTAATCCAAAGTATCCAGCTGGGTCGTTCACCAAAAAGTTAAGAGCTCGGGCAGCACTCAGTGAGCTGGTAGGAAACATCACATACCCACCACGTCGAGCATAGCAGTATTTCTGACATTCGCCAGCACTGGGGCAGGTTGTGATTTCCACAAACTCGCCAGTTTCTTCGTCCACCACTATGCCTTTGAGTGCTGGTAAACTGATGTCATAGAGCACTTTGTCCTTGTCGCTGCTCTTGACCATCTTGGCACTGGGGGCACTCTTGACCATCTTGGTGTTGATGCCCATCAGCGTCAGCGGTCGCTTGGTGATTTTCTGTCGCAACTGATCCAGATCCCAAACGTCCTCAGCATCATCAGTCTTGGTGATGTTGCTGGCATGTATGTACGCACCCATGCGTTCTTTGGGAGTCTTGGTCTTGCTCTTGATTCTGCCAGCCATGGCTTGCATCTCGGGATCGGTAATTCTGCGCTGTCCTGGTGGGTTCAGCTTGAGAGCTTCATCCAGCTGGTCGTTGAGATCCAGTCTGTGGACTGTGAATCCACCCAATCGTTTTTCCATTAATTCTCTAGTGTTCATGTCATTATTTATGATGTGCTACGCACATCAGCGTCTTCGCTTCCGCAGTCAGCTCGACGCGATTTTTAATGAACTTTTAAGATATCACTGCTATAGATTCAGCCACTCTTCGCCCGTCCGCGGGGCGAAGCGGAAAAGATCTGCTATGAGTTCTTGATCCAGTCAATACAGAAGTTTATGCGGAGGCGGTTGGCCTGTACCCCCTGCTTCTTCTTCGTTTCACACACGTTGGACCATAAGGGCAAACTCACTTAATCCTGCTCAACCTTCAAGCTAATGTGCGAAAACCAACGGAAACACACAGACACAGTATTGACATGCGTCAGTGTGTTTAGCGGTTGTATCTTTTTCACAGAGCCGCTATCATTTGTTTAGGTGCGTAACTCGCAAGATCCGTCCGCAATATCCGATGCTGACTCAATGCGGGTCGAGCTGCCTCGACCAAACAGTGTTACTATGAATGATTGGGCTGGATTTTGTCCAGCCCAGGCTTAAAACGATTTACTTCTGAAATGCAACTCCAAAAGTCCAGACAGTGCGATGCAGATAACCACGTTGTAGTTCATAAGAAGTCACTACTGCAAGCCCCGGAGTAAGATTGTAACCCACACCCAGCTTTTTAATATTGTACTTGGTGTTACGATCATTAGTCAAACTTTTGCTGATTTCGTATCCAGCTCTGAGAGTCATTGCACCCAGAGCATAACGAACACGTGGTTCAAAAATATAACCCGTATCGTTTACTCCATCAGGTCCAAACAACTGGCGAACTCCACCACGGGCACCAATCTCCAGATCCTGTAACTTGATCAGATTGTTTTTCAACAGTGCAGCACTGGCTTGGCTGGGTGTATTCTGACGTTGTTGGAAAAACTGTACGTTTTGCCAGTACATGGGGGCATTGTAATTTCTGCTCTGCACTGACTCTAGGCGAATTTCTGCAGCCAGATTATCACCCGATAGCTTAATGGTATCAGTGATTCTGACTCCCTTGGCTAGGGATTGCACTTGGTGATCCTTCATGCTAACTGCTTCCAGCCTGATCTGATGATCCAGTGCTTGGCACTGAAACGCCAACATTGCAAAAAACAGTATCTTTTTCATATCAACTCCATTATTTGTAGGGATAATAGGTAGCCACCCGGTCTGCAATCCCCAGTTTAATTGCATCACGAGCCTCCAAGTAAACATCACTGGGAGGAAGCAGGTACTGACGTATGTCAGCATCAGTTTTCAAACTGGTGCAGGTTTTAATATGATTTATTAAACGTCGTTCCAGCCTGGCGAGTTCAGAAGTTTGGGCCATTAGTTCATGAGCCTTGCCACCAGTATACCAACTGAATTGGTGGCTCATGATACTGGTGTTGGGCGTGACAGTGCGATGACCAGGTTCACCAGCCATGAATGCAAACAGGGCACTGCTGGCTATGCTGCCAATACCCACGGTATGAATGGGAATACGGCTGCCTTTCATCACATCAATTAAACCAAAACAAGCACTTAAATCACCGCCATCACTCATGAACATCAGAGTAATGTGTTGTGGTTTTCGGTTTGCTGGGCTGTAATTTTTATTCAGTATAAATTTGATACATCTGGCCACGCTGGAGGTGGTAAATTCCTCACTGAACAGATAAATCCCATTTCGATCCAGATTAGATGTGACATCTGAATCAAAATAGGATTGATCGTCTAGAAATTCTGATACTTCTGCACTGCCAGAATTTTTTTTGTTTTTTGACATAGCGTTATATACAATCTGCACATTTGGTGTAAAGAAAACCGAAAATATTGCGAATCTCCGCAGGCACACCACCACAATCTTCACACACAAAGGAACTTCTGTTCTCGTATTCATTGGTGATGTCCCATAGGGTATCACTTGATTGATACAAGTAGACTCGCAAAGTTCCAAATTTTTGTTTTAGTTGTAGCAGTCTGCCATCCCAACCTGCTTGAAATAGTTTCTCAAACATTTCAGTCAGTAGATCATTCCAGCCAACACCCACATACCCTGATTGCAAAAATTTTTCCACAGAGTATGTTACAGGATTTGCCGGATATTCCAGATAGGTGATAACTTTATCAGTCATTAGTCCAACTTTAGAGTAATCCATACGTCTTTGGAGATTTCCATCTGACACTGGTCATCCTGAATTCTGGTGGGTTTACCACCAGTGCTTGCGATCACTGGGCAGACTTTGTTCACTGTTTGTGTGTGAGCTTCGCGAAATTTGCAAATTCTGAAGTACTCCCAAATCCCAAAACCAGCCACCAAGACAACCACCACAATACTCATTGTGAGGTCATTAATATAACGATGCGAACCACTGACTTTACTTAAAGATGTCATAATTCCTCTCTATAGATCAAACATGTTCATAACAAACCAAATCAGTTTACAAAATATATGCAGGGCCTGATCTGTGTGAAAACCAATGTCTTCATTGCTTTTGTGGAAGTCTATTACCAAATGGGTTATGGTTTCGTAACTAGCCAATCTTAGACTGCCAGTCACCAGCAACACCAAGCTGCCATGCACCACGCTGTGGGCCAACAGACTCCAAAACCAGGGTATACCTGGTAAAGGATTTTTATGATTTTTGGATCGAGCCAAAAAATCATTTTGAAACACATAATCGCCAAAAAAATGACCTGCCAATAACCACCATAACACATTAAACATTTTTACCCCTACGCAGGCATTGACGAATAAACATCACACCGGCACTTACAACAGGCACTATTACAGGCCATCTAGTAGGCGCAAACACACCGTGAACTGGACAAAACAAAAATTCTGTGATATCGTTTAGCATGTCTTTGTATTTATTTCTGCACTGACTGTTCCTGAATTATGTATTTTAGATAGCAGCGACCACTTATGTCGTAAAATTTCATCTCCACAGTTTCTGACTGTTCATCCGGGTAGGCCTTGCGGGTCTCCACACTGACATTTGAAGACACTGGGTGAACAAAGGAAACCTTCTGTCCTGGCGGTAACTGAATGTGAGTGACGTGCGGATCAGTGGTGGTGTGAACTTCATTCTGTTGACGAATCCTGCAACTCATCAAAAAAACCATTAACAAAATCATTGCGTAGCGCATGGGTGCCTCTCAGATAAAGAAATACATCTCGATATTTTTCTTGTTTTTGCGTTTGTTGTGGGTGTGCCAATCCATTAATCGATGCACCAGCATTATGGGCAACGGAATCAGTATCAGCAAAATAATCAATGTGAGAATCATGTGGAAAGGATACGCCAAACTATCAGTTGTTCGAGGCTTGACATGTCTGCCACAGTTAACAGCGTCTCATTGGGGACAATTTTGTATCTATGCTTGATAGCCCGCTCACGATACTGATTGATGCGACCTGCCAAACATGGCTCCCAAATTTCAAAGCTCAATTTTTTGGTGTCGATGTGGCCAGTGATGTGAGCGCATTTAAACTCAATCCTGGAAGCATTGCCCATTATATCCTCGTAGAAGATTTTTTCAGAACTTAAAATCACAAGTGCTCTGAAAAATCCGCGATCATCTTGTGCTGCCCAAGCAATTCTCATTTGTGTATTCTTAGTATCCGTATTTGAGTACAAAAAATGTTAGCAATTCGGGGTCATCAACTATCAACGTGGCATCACGGTATTCGTCTGCTCCTTTGAAGCCAGACAACCCCCATTCAGATTTCATCCATTTGACAAAATTTTTTCTGCTGGCAGTTATAGAATATCCTTTTTGTGCGGTTCTCTCTCCATATGGGCCAAATTCTAAAGTCCAGGCAGCAACAAATGCTCGCTTGATGTGGTTGTTGTTTGGATCGCTGAGTTTAACAGTCATGCTATGCTGCGTATTTGATTAGGAAGAATGTCAATAGCTCTGGGTTGTCAATTTTGATGTTATTTGTATCACTAATGTCAATACCCCATTCTTTATGCAACCAGGTGCTAAAAGAACCGGCACAGCCAGTACGTCACCAGTCAGTGACTGAACGACGACATGCTGCATCTATCTGACGAAATTCTGGGTCACTAGTTTTAATAATCATATTTTACGCCAGATTACCGTGGAAGTAGTACTTGCGGCGACTGGGGTCAGCAGGCGAGCCCAAATACTGAAACCCAGCATAGTTGCCGGTTTCGTGAAGCACGTTTTCCAGCACGCTGATCATAGCAAATCGTTCAGCGTCAGTGCAAGTGCTATGCTCCAAACGATAGTTGATGTTGATCACCAACTCCCTTACGCTGAATGTTTTTCTGTTTGCCATACTCTTATGATAGCAAGACAACGTGAGCGATGTCAATTCTTAGTATAAATAATTACATGAGATTCAGGGAAATCAAACACTTCGTGATTGAGTCAACAGAAGATGCTGTGGATTTTTTGAGAAAATATGTTAACGATCCCATGAACAGATGGATCAGTGCAGACCGATTTGACAACATTCTCAGCTATTTTCCCTATCAGGGTGGTAAGCTGTATCGCGGTATGAATTTTCTTGACCGGGAATCTTATGAAAAGTTTCTAGACGATATCAAAGATGGAGTGGTCAAAACACAATCAATCACCAGCTGGACCAGAGACTTGGACACTGCTTCACAGTTTGCAATCACCAGACCAACTTATTACTTTAACTCAGTGTTAGCATCTGCTGAATCGGCTCGACAAAAAAGTGGCGAACATATGGTTGGTTACCGAGGAGTGATTCTGACCACAGTTGTTCCTGCAGAAGTTGGAGTGGATGTTAATCAATCTGGTGTGGGTGCTGAGGATGAAGTTATCTTACCGGCTGGAAACTACAAAATTCAGATATTCAAAGAGTTTAAACCATTTGCCCAACAGGTCGCTGGACGAGATCCCAACGAACTCATTCAGTCTATTTCTCAAGAACAGTTTCGCTCTCAAGAGGAATATAAAAAATTGTTTTATTTCCTGCTCACAAACAACAAACCTGAAAGTTTCTCATCTGCCAGCAAACAACATATTTTTCGTTTACTATACAGGAAACCCTACACTCCAGGTAACATTGCGTACGACGACCGTGTGAGTTACTTTGGATCTTTTGAAGTAACGCCCAGGTATAACTTCGCACCTTTTGGTCTCACAGAATACTTTTTGGACCAGGACCTAAAAAAACTGAGAAAAGACGCTGACCTCATGCTAAATGACGTGATGAAGACACTTAAACCCAAACTGGCTGAATTTGGAATCTCAGTGGTAGATGTTAAACTCACTATTCACCATATTGAATGGGTATTGAAGATGGCATCGCCGGGGGCAATTAGTAAGTACACAAAATTTATCAAATCAATTGTGGCACCAGAAAAGCAAAAGTTAGAACTCTCAGTCAGAGACATAAACAAAATCACTGACTCAAAACAAAAATCCAAAGCCATCGACGAATACAAAGAAAAGATCACCAGATTGATTCGTTTTGCTTCACAGGTTTAGTATTGCTGCTACATTTGATCATAAAAACGCATATAGAACAGGATCTCCTATCCAAACAGTTACGATCTTACTGTCATGATTGTCTATTACAATGCTGTTCAGTGTTGTCATGCAGTTTGACTATCAAAGTGCCCACTGAAATTAAAAATACCGATATCTTTCTGTTAGGTTTGATTTGTTTTCCACCAAACGATCGAACTGACCACTCTCGCCATCGATGTAAAAACCACTGGGATCCAGGATCCGACCACGTAGCTCTACCCAGCTGTGTGGTACCCACCGAAACTCTTCTTCCAGATTGTTTTGGTAGATATATGTTTTGCGATCTTTTCGCTTCTTGGGGTTTAGACCAGTTGATCTCATCTGTCTGATATCATGACTGGTTAAAGCATCCGGTGTTAGAACCGGGTGATCCAGATGAAACCAACCTTGTGCTTTGATTTGCTTTCCGTTTGTGGTAATTATGTAACCAATTGGTATTATTTCTGCAAAACCCGACAGCCCTTTTGTGTCCAAGAACTCTAAAAAATTCTGACTGGCCGAAATGCATCCGTCAGTCGTAAAATACTGGTCAAGTTTATCCTGACTTTGTTGTCTCCAAAATTCAATTAACAAAGGATCAAATTTTTTGACCATTACCTCTGAGATAAACATATAATCTATTTAGTGATACACTGAAAAAGTCTATCACTAAGCCCAGTAATTTTGGTAGTCGGAGAGGGAGTCGAACCCTCATGTCTTGCGACGTCAGTTCCTAAGACTGATGCGTATTCCTAATTTCGCCATCCGACCACATGAATTTTTGTATTTCGGCGGGAGCAACCTAAGTTGCTCTTCTTTATTTATTTATCTCTACCCTTGGGTGGAAGACCGAAAAAACTTGGTAGACCCTTTGAGCAAATTGCCCACTTTGAGTAATCTTTGCTAAATATATTTGTGGTTCGCGATATGCAACTATCCAACCACTCTATAACTTCTAGGGAGTCACAGCAAATGTATTTATCTGATACCGAACACCTTCTAAAATGTCAGTATTGCGGAAGGCCTGCCAAAACAAAAAACTCAAACGCTCAACACGAAATTCGATGCCATCACAATCCAAACCCATCGAAAATAAAACCTTCTTACGGGATGTTAGGAAAGAAAGGGTCTAATCAACATATCAAATCCAAACAAACTGGAGAGGAATATGTTATCGCTGAGTCAACAAGAAAAAAGATTAGTGAAGCAAACAAAAAACGCAGAATGTCTCTAGAAGCTAGAGAAAATCACAAAAAATCTATGGCAAGAGCAGTTGAAAATCATCCCGAATCACATCTTTATGGAAACTCACGTAGAACAAAAAGATATTATCATAATGATTTTATTTGTCAGGGTAAATGGGAACTTGATTTTTATAAATGGTGTTTAGAACAAAACCTCAAAGTTGAACGTGGAACTTCGTTTCCTTACTATTGGGAAGGTCAAACTAGGAAATATTTCCCTGACTTTTATCTTCCTGAACTAAATCTTTGGATTGAAGTAAAAGGTTTTGAAACTGAACGTGATCGAGCTAAGTGGAAAGAATTTCCGCATTGTTTGAAGATTGTTAAAGAACAAGAAATCAAAGCAATTAGAACCGGAAATTTTTTATTGGTGGACCTGGTTGGGATTGAACCAACGACCCTTCGGTTATGAGCCGATCGCTACTGACCACTGAGCTACAGGTCCACATTTTGCCTTTAACTCCATTGAGCTACGGGTCCATACTCAGATTAAAATCACAATGTAAACTCAACTACTTTATGGTCCCCGACTGCGAGGGTCATTTTAATGATCTAGTTCTAGTTCTAGTCTTTTCAAAACAGTCTAGTTAGTTGAGTTCACACTGTGAAATTGTTATGCAGATTAGCAAACTTCCTAACGGTGACCCTGACTGCGAGGGTTATTAATGGATGGATTATAAGTCCAACCTTTTTAAATACAGTCTGTTTGCTAATCTGCAAAATCGTTGTTACGGCTTGTTGAAGAAGCCCCGCAGAATCTGCACCTTAACAGTGGGCTCGAACTGTTCCGCCAGCTTGTGAACAGCAGCTTCGTTGGCCTTCTTGCGGTTGTACGCATCCTTGTGGTAGGGCTTAACGGTGGCGACATCCATCACCTCACCCTGCTCGCCCACCAGCACAGCGGTGGTGCTCATGCGATTCTGTGTGACCTGCCGACCACGCTGGAAAAACGTCACTGGAGCCAGCTGCCGATAAAACTCAATACTGCACTGCTTACCATTGATAACAACCATTTTTTTATCCTCTGTGTGTTCTGTGTTTACTGCTAAATTTTGTTCTGTTTACTGCTACTCTTTAAGTATAGCAAATTGCTCAACTTTAGTCAAACAATTTGGTTACCATCTTTTATTGGGTTGTGGATGCAGGAATTGCACAATGCTGCCATCCAGATAATGCACAGTGTAATCACTGCTAATGTAGCCGCCGTCATTGGGGTTGGTATACCCATCACTCTCACTACATGGATGCCAGCGATCTCCACAGCATTCACAATCTTTGTTCTCTTCTACTCCGTTGAAATAAATGCCAATATCGCATGCACGACTGTTTGCATGTTCAGCATCAAATGCTTGAATGAACACATGGCAGTCAATACCCTGTTCTTCATCCACATCATAACTACCACCACTGTTGTTTTGATCAAATGAATAAAAGCGTGGCGCCTTTTTTGCCAGTAGATCAAAAGTCAATTGATCCAGATGTTCATTTGCGGGTTTTAGGAGCTTGCTGGTAAACATAAATTTTGGTGGGGATGGAGGGGGTCGAACCCTCACGCTCATTGAGAGCAACGCGGTTTAAGCACGTTGTGGCTGCCGATTACACCACATCCCCAAGTTGCACTGTTCTTACTTATTTAAGTATAGCACACTACTGGCAAATTTTTAAGCATTTTGGTTAACTTTAGTTGATCCAATAGTTCAAATCAACAGGTTTGGACCTTCTCTCACGCTCTGCTATTTCCTGAAGTTCATCACGGATCTGAAGCACACGATTGGTTAACGCCAGGTTTGAATCCATCAACTCCTTGATTTCAATAGAGAGTTGAGCACCTTCTTTACGTCGAGCCTCCAGATGCTCAGTCTCTCTTTTAACAAACCAGCGCCGAAACAACCAACCTGCAGTAATGCCTACCGCAAATGACAAAAAGACACTAACCAACATACACCACCTCTGTGTTTTGATTGGAAAACTTTAAAATAAACATAGTGGTTAACTCCTTGGGCAGTATCCACCCACTGTGGATAAAGCAATTTTTTGGCGCCACTTCATTGAGCCAATGATCGATTTCTGCTATTGTTAGCAGATTATATGGTGAAAAATATATAATATCACTCTCAGAGTCAGAGTTACTGTAGATTGTGAATTTCATTGTCGTCATCCAACTCGATCCTCATAGAGAACAAATTTTACTTTTGGATCACTAAATTTCAATGCAAAGAATGATAAAGTAGATTGGTTGATCTCCCAATATAACCTATTATTGAGTACTACTTTGATATCCGTCTGTTGGTCTAACCATTCGTATATTTCACAGTACAGTGAGGATGATACATCACTGGGTAATACAACTCGAATATTCATTTTGTCGGCATGTTCAGAGGGTCTGACCCTAACAAAAATCATAATCTCACGTTAAGCCATTTTTGATTGGTATCTTTGGTTTGCTCCCAAGTGTTCTCATCACACCATTCCAGCTTGCCTTTGGTCCAATTCTGCTGAGCAATAGCTTTACAATGATCAGGATCCTGTGCTAGTATAAAACCACTTACGTGGTCTCGTTCTTTTGATCCAGTCAGGGGGTTGTGTGTGGAAAAACTAATTCCACAGTGAAAAACTCTAAGATTCATTCTGAAACCATTCGCGTTTTTGATGTTTATACCTGCGCTGATGCTGAGCCTTGCTCTTTTTGCTGGTCTCAATCTTGCCAGGTCGAACCCCGGAACGAATTTTGGCAGGGTCATGTTTGGGAAGTGAAATTCTCAAGTTCATAACAATATTTATTGTAGCATCTAACAATCACAATGTCAACTGCCTACTTGTCGTGTATCACGTCAACGATCACAAACATCATCCAGATCCAGACCAAAGCAAACACTGCTTTAAATGCCGGGTTGTTTAGGATGCTATTCTGAATCAGAACGTTGACGAATGAATACCCCAACCAGCACCAGACCAGAATAAAAATCAGTGACAAAAGTGATCTCATAGATCTATTTATACTAGTATATGAACAGTCAAATAATTAATAAATACACCGGGAGTTCTTTATGGATGACATTTTTAAACTCATAGCTGACGTAGGGTTTCCCATGGCAGCAGCTCTGGCAGCCGGGTACTTTATCTTTTTGGTTTTAAAATTTATTCTGGATGGTGTTAAAGGCAGCGTAAAATCGCTCAGTGGGTTGATTATGGCGCTGGACAATCGTGTAAAGACCATGAATTCAGAAGTTATCCGCATAGACACACTGATGAGTAATGCATTAGGCATACAACCTGATCTAGATCGCATCGCAAGGGCAGATGGAAAAATAGATTGTCGTAAAGATTAACTTTTGAATTTTTTACATTTATCTCCGTGCCATCTTTTGATATTCACTGGCGTTGAAGTTAGACCACAATGAGGACATGTTGGTCTAACAAATCCTTCCCTAAATGAATAATGATTTTTGCCTGTATTTTTAAACCTAACCTCAGGACGTTTAGCAACATTTAACTCTCCTTTGTTCCCGCATTTAGAATGATCTCGGTGGATTCTACCTTCAGCCCAAGCCTTTTTTCTAGACAATGTTATTTTTTCTCGATATTCTAAGTTCTTCCATAATTCTCGAGCTTTCTCTGATCGCAATTGCCTAGTTTTGATTGAAGAATTTGTTACTTGATGTTTTCGTCGATATTCAGGATCCTGCCATAATAAAGACGTTGAATCTGAAATTTCTTTCAAAAAATCCTCTCGTACTTTTTGATAGATTCTAGAATTTGGTATAAAATTTCTTTGACAATAGGGATTAACGCGGTTATTCATCGAAAAAAATGCAGCAGTCATCTGTTTTGATTTATATGCTTTCCATAACATCCAATGAGCTAAATAATGCTGCCTCGGTGTAAGATCTATCAAATTTCCTGGATGATCTAAACCACCCATACTTTTTGGTAAAATGTGATGTTTTTCAGTAATAGAAGTGTTATCAGTATTTTTTATGCTAGAAATAAATTTTATGTATCTGTTTAGATAGTGTAAAGAAATTGCTTCTGGTAAAGAATATTCGTTAATCATATTTTTATTTAGTGTAATTTGGATTGATAGGGGACAATAAGGAAACAAATTAAATGGTTAATATAGTTGAACTCATTGGAAAATACGGATTCCCCATTGTGGCGGCTTGTGGATCTTGTTATATGGTTTATTTTACTTGGCAGTGGGCCACTGAAGACATCGACCCAGTACTAAGTGAAGCCAACAAATTGACCATTGGATTGATTGATCGCATTCGCATGTTGGACAATGACCTTCTGCGGCTTAATATGAAATTAAAAACTGTACTAATGATGCGTGAAATTCAGGGGCGAGAGCCCGACGGCACCGTCAAAATCACCAAGAAATAATCACTTGCTTGAGGCACGGTAAACACAGTCCCAGTCTGCTGGTAG